ACCATAGGTGCTGGACTTGAGCTGGGTCTCGAGTTCGGATCGGCGAAGCTCAGCCTGTTCCCGTCGACGATCCGACTGGACCGGGAAGGGGAACTGGATAATGACGTCGAGCTTACCTTGGCTTGAGATCTCATCGACATTGTCGAGGAGTGCCAGTTTCCGCGTGAGGCGGGAAAGTGTGGAGTTGGGGGCGTTCATCACCGTGTAGAACGGATTGTACGCCACGGCCACGATGCGCTTGGGGAGCGTCAACTCCTCATAGCCTCCGGTCCGCTCGTTGTAAAGACGAACCGTGATGAAGCCTGCCATCGGGAACCAGTCAACGACTGTGCCGACACGCATGCTTCGAATGTCGTACGAGGCATTCTCGAGAGGGTTGTTGTCTGTGTCAACCGGAACGATCGCGGCAGCTCCAGAAGAGAACATCGTGTAGGCGATGTCTCGACGAATGTCTCGTCCACCCTGATCGACGTTGGCTTCGACAGTCAGACAACGCTGGAACGCCGTCTTCATCGCGCCGGTGTACATCTCGTTCTCGGGGTCCACTCGGCAATGCTCGATTCGGACACCAGAAATATCGACCGCCATTCGAGTGTAGATGGCGGCGACAAGTGTTTGATCGCTGGTCGATCGGACCGGCGGTCGGTAAGGAGGCTGCGCCGACGAAACCAAACCGTGCGAACCACTCCTCAGCAGAGGATTGGTGTTTTGACGGTCGGTGAGCGCCGACCACGCATGTGACAGCCTGTCACTAAGGCCCATGCTTCACCTCCTTTCTTGTCAGTCGAACTGCTCCTTGTTGAGTTTGAACGCGATCCACGCGTCCATCAGAGCGGAAACATTGTCGATCTTCTCGTCCTGTCGCCGCTTGAGGAGCTTGCGGTTGCCGTTGGTGTCCTCGAGAGTGATTGCATACCCCATGGTGAAAGACATGAGGCTCTCATCGAAGATCAGGAGTCGCTGTTCGGCCATCTTCTTAAGTTCGCCGAGGGGGACCGATTCGGTCCTTGCGCCCTGAATAACCTTCTCCACACCGAAGGGCGTGTTCTCCTGCTCCCAGCGAGTCACGAATTCCTTGGCGTTGTACGGGTCGTAGCCAAAGGCGCGGACGTCGTACTGCTTCTCCTCGTGAATATGGCGATCGAGATCATCGAAGACCTCCATCATGTCAAGAACCGTAGAGTCAAAGATCTGAAGGGAACCCTCAGCCTTGAACTCTTGGTACTTGAACTTCATCGCGCTGGGTAGTTTGTCGAAGGTCTTTTGTGTGATGTAGCTGCGCGTCTTGATGCCGAAGGCACCGTTCCCAAGTGGGAACATGAAGGTGAAGGCGCAGAAGTCGTCTCCCTGCGAAAGGTCAGCACCCATCGCACAGGGCTGACCAGCGAAGTCCTGCTCCCTGTGTGGGATTGTGTCTTCGTAGGAGAAGTAGTAGGTGTATCCCTCTGCCGGAATGCCGAAGCGCTTGGCAAGGATGTCGTTCTTCGAAGCCGGAGCATTCTCCATGCGCTCGACGTCGAGGCCGTAAGTCTCATAGGTGACGATCTTGCCGATGTTCGGCTGAGCCTTCTCCCAGTAGTACGGGTCCTCGATCTCGCTGACGTCGTCTAGCTTGTAGTGCCAGATGGAAACGTGGTCGGCCTGGTACTCTCCCTTGAGAATATCAGCCAACTCCAGCTTGACAGTGTCGCCAGCACCGTTGCGGACTGTTCCCTCGGAGCTGATAGCCACGATGAGATAGTCCGGAAGCTTGGTCGAACCCTGCTCGATAGCTCCGATGACGTCCTCACGAAGGTCGCCTGAAAGCCACTCATCCACGGTCGCCACCTTGCAGCGGAGGCCCTGGAGCTTGTTGATCGTCATCGGACGGATCTCAAGCTGTGAGCCGGTGAGGAAGTTCTCGATGCCCTTCTTCGTCGACGCAAGCTTGGCGCGATCCGCACGAGACCCGGTGGTGTTCTGCAGCGACCCGTGCGTGAGGAATTTGAGGAAAGGTCCTGGAGCACGAAGAATGGCGGTCCGGATCGGAGCCATCACCTCTTCGGCCTGCTTCATGGTAGGAGCGGTGGTGATCTGGTGGGTGGTGTCGGTGTCGACGTTGAGGAAATAACTCTGAATCAGCGATGCGTACATCGACTTCGCTGCTCCACGAGCAACGATCAGATACTGCTTCCTAGTCAGTCGCTTCTTCTTCGTGACGGTGGCGAAATGCCCCTTCACGAGAGGTGTTGCCGGCTGCCACTCAGGCTCGTCAATGAAGTAGTACCAGCCAAAAATTTGCTCGGCCCACAACTTGAAGGTGTCCAGAAGATGGATCGGCTCACCATCGGTGAGCGTGCATTCCTTCTCGCAATATGCGATGAAGCCGTTGATTGCTTGGTCGTCGTACCAGTACATCGGGTTTTCGATCAAGGCATCGATGCGGTTCATCTCGAGCGAGATCTCCCGGCAAACCGGAATTTCGCCCCTCGATACCTTATCACGGAATTGCCCGTAGTAGATGGGCGTTGCCGTGTTAGATAGAGTCATGGGTCACCTTCTTTCAGTGGTGCTAGGCAAGCTGCTTGATGAGATCGTCGTTGACGCCCTTGGCAGCTTCTCGGATGTTGGCCTTCGCCTCGCGTGATTGACGCATGGCGGAGAGCTTGGTGTCTCCAATCTCCTTCATCAGATCCGCAGACGCCTTAGACGTTTGCTTGATGGCGTTGGCGACCGGAGGCGAGCGGAGTACGCCGACACTGATGCCGAGCGCGATGGAGATCGGAGGGCCAGCCCCCATCAGAAGAGCGGCGGGCCCAATGGACCCAAATGCCAGCTCCTTACCCAGGTGCTTGGCGGTCTCGGGACTCACTCGTGGGCGGCGGGTGGGAGAAGAGGAAGAAGAGTCCGCCTTGCGAACCCCCCACTTCATACCCTTAACGCCCTGGTGCTCGAGAAACGTGTCGAGTGGAGTTGACATGCGAACCTCCTTACGGGTGCGGGATTTGCCAAAGATCGGAGCCCAATCACGATACCGAAACGATCCGTCTGGGTTCATGTGGTTGGAGAAATCGTCGTCCCAGTTTTGAGACGTCGTGGTCAAGTAACTACCGTCGGCGAGCTTGATGTCGTGAGTCACTTTGCCATAGGTGTAGTGGTTCGGACCCGCTATCGCGAGATCATTTGCGACGTGAGGGTTGTTCTTTTGGGGAGTAGGAACCCAACCCTTCCACTTCACAAACTTCATGTTGCCGGCGTCGTCGACCTTCACAAGTGCTTGCTTGGACTTCCCTTCTCGGGTGTTGCGGAAATCCCAAGCGTTGGCTTTTCCAACGGACATCTGCATGGAGGAGACAAGGAGCGTGTTCGGAGTCGGCCCCTGTTTCACACCATCGATCCAATGAATCAACTCGCGCTTGGGGTCGTCAGGATCTTTCCCGCTATTAGGGAGTAGCTGCTTGCCTCCTTGGGACACATGCAACTCGCTGCCTGTCTGAACCAAGGCCGTTGAGTGAACGAAGCCGTTGTTCTTACTCAAGGTGTCGCCATACAGCCAGACGCGTCGACCATCTGGAAGCTCGTGACTGATGCTGACATCGCCTCCGCCCCATTGAGCGACAGGGACTTTGTCGAACATTCGCTTGTAGCCAGCTACCGTCGTCGGACCTTGTTTGCTGTTCCGAGAGTTCGTCCTTGCAAACATGCCGTTGCCGTCACGCTTGACTTTGGACTCATCGAACTTCGTGCCGCCAGTCTTGGAGGTAGAGACCGTGGGGCTATTGGTCTCCTCCATCAGATCCCCGACTTCATCAATCCCAAGCTCGCCGTTGCATGGTGCTCGAGGAAGTTGTTGACGCGGAGCTCATCGCTCTGCTTCAGCGCCTTCTTGATCTTGCGCCCGCTTCCGCCGCCATCCTTTCGCAGGATCTTGGCGGTCCGGTCCATGCCCTTCTTGTAGCTAGAGGCAACGTTCGAGCCGAGTCGAGCATAGCTCTCGTCGATCCGGGAGTTACCACGAACGGCTCTAACCAGGTTCGTGACCTGAAGAGTCGTTCCTGCGATCTGGGCGCCGAGATAGGCAGAGGCAGACAGAGCGGTGCTACCAGCAGCCACGCCAACAGCACTGCTCGCCGAAGCGCCAGTGACCGCGGCTCCAATGGCGCCAAGAACGCCGACAGGAAGTACTGCCGGGGAAAGAGCGACCGCACCGGCAACGCCAGCGGTAGCCGCAATGCCCTTCCAGTAAGACTTGTCTCCCAAGAAGGCGTTGGCGACACGGTGTCCTGTGGACTTCAGCGCAGCAACGTGGGCATCTTCAGCCGTAGCCGTACCCTTGCGAACAGCCTGTCGAGCAGCCTTTCGCTCATCGGCAGTGTTCTTCGTAGAGTTGGAGAGCTTGGTGGTGTTGGCCGCTCCGACCAGTGCTGGAGTCTTCGCCGGCTTTGTCTGCGATTTTGAAGCAGAGCCTCCGCTTCCTCCAGCAGGTCGATCGACGTTACGAACTCCCCACTGCATTCCCTTCACACCATAGTGCTCGAGGAACTTGTTCACTCGAAGGTTGGACTGTTCGAGCTCGTCGCTCTCCGCCTTCGAGAGAAGTCCGCCAACAACAAAGTTGATGAGCTGGAGATGCTCTTCGGGAAGAGCAAGCGCGGCAGCGATGACATCATCGTCGTCGATCACCTCGTCCTCGACAGCGGCGCCGACGATCAGGTCCATCAGCTCTCGCTGCTCCGACGTCATCTCATCGATGATGTCCTGAAGCGTGCGATCCTTGTGAGCCAAGGCGGTCATCAGCTTCCCCTTTCGAGTTCTGGGTAGTACGGCGGGATGGGCGGACCAGACGGGTTCTGGTTGTAGAACGGGTTGGAAGGATCGTTCCGACCCATCGTGGTGATGTTGTAGACATGCTCGTCAACTCGTCGCTGCTGCTCGGGGGTCACCCGCATGTCGCCAACTCGAGTTGATCCGCTCGGGGTTCGGAGGTTCTCTCCGCCCGACCAGAATCGATCCTCGGCATCCTGTCGGTCCTTCTGCCTCGCCTTGCTAGAAGCACGGGCTTCCGAAGCAGCCGTGGCAGCACGACTTGCGGCGTTCGGCCTCGACTGGCTGTTCCGGATCTCGTCGATCATCTCCTTCATCATAGGACTGAGCTTCCCGTTCATCGCCTTGTCCATACGGTTGTAGGCGCCGAAGCCGCCCTCGACAGACTCGATGAAGCGGGACACCAGCTTCTTCTTGGGCGGGTTCAGAGCCGCCTGCGCCTGCTTCAGCTGGATCTCGAGCTGCATTGCCTTGACGCGTGCCTCAAGGTCCGCGTTCGGATTCGGCTGAGGATTGAAGAGCTTGTTGTACTCCTCAATCTTCTTCGCTCGATTGAGCGCGTCGTTGATCTCCTTGTCGGACATCTCGGACTGGTCCTTCTTGGTGGTTCGAAGCACGCGCTCTGCGTCGGCCGAAAGATAGACCTCCTTGAAGGTCCCATCCTTCTGCTTCGCCATGATCTTGGAAGCACCGCTGGCATCCTCGAGGATTAGAGTAGAACCCTCGCGCATGTCCTTGAGCTTCTGAGCGCCGGCACGGGTCTTGGCTCGAATGCCACCGACCACGTTACCTTCCTCGTCCTTGGTTCCGACAGCGGCGGCCTTGGCACCTCCGCCAATTCGAGCCAGAAGATCGCGGGAGCGACGAACGCCCCACTTCATGCCCTTGATGCCGTAGTGCTCGAGGTAGGCCTCGGGGTCCGTCTGGTAGAGCGCGTTGGCATGCATCATCTCCGCCAGCGTAGGGGGAGCGTCAACCTCGTTGGGGAGAGGCTTCTCGCCAAGTGCGTGTCGCATCTCGGCAAGCGTGGGTACTTCAGTCATGCCTTCTCCTTTCAGAGGATGACGTTCCCCAGCTCAGGCTCGGGGAGGGGTTCGGATGCGAGAGGGTCGACAACCACCACAACCGGGGGCTTGTCGACGGCAACCATCAATCGCCAGATGTGACGCTCGAGGATCCGCTCCATGGAAGTCAGCACGAAACCAACATCCGGCGGATCGAACAGCATCTTGCAATAGAGGTAGACGTATGGCTTGACGAGGTTGAGGCGGACATCGGTCCCGATGAGATCTGGCCACTCCTCCGCGTCGGAGAAGATCATCAGACCTTCCTCAGGACCGACGCCTACTTGATTGACCTCGGCGAAAGCAGCGTTGATGAACGTCAGGATCTCGCTATCGAACGATGCGTCATCCTGGGCGACCCCGAGCGCCGCCTTGGTCGAAACCAAGATGCTCGGGCTTTCAATCGGAGGCGTCTCCTCCGGCGGGGTCTCAGACATCAACCCTCCTTTCTGCTACCATTTTGAGGTGCGTGGACTACTTGCTGCCGAACGGCTGAATCTTCTTCAGCTCGTCCAGGGCGGCCTTGACCTTGGCCTTGCGAGCGCCCTCAGACGCACGACGAGCCTTACGCAAGCTCGACATGGCGCTGTCGATGTTCTCGCCTCGGGAGACAGGCGCAGGCGTGGTGTCGTCCTCGGTGATCTGCTCCATCATCGCAGCTACACGCTGGCGGAAGACGTTCATGTCGAACGTAGGGTCGACCTTGCCCGTGGTGCTCGTCTCTTTGTGGCCTGCGACGGCGCGGGCGCTGTTCTTGGTGAACTCGACCTGAAGGACGGCGGCCAGAAGAACGTAAGCGTTGTACTGCACTGCCGGCCACGGCTCGCCGGTGCCGGAGTTGAAAGCCTCGATGCCGAAGTAGAGCTCATTGCCATCTCCTGCTGCGACGCTGCCGACGGCGCGAGCCTGACCGGCGTGGTTGGCTCGTCCAGCTGCAACCAGCCAGACGGTGCCGGATCGGTCGAGACCGAACTGGCACAGAGGACCAGGAAGACCAGAGCGACCGCCCGTCAGAAGACGAAGCACGGCCGCAATCGTCCAGGCGACCGTGGTCGCCGTGTGGTGACAGAGAGTGCCGACGGGGTTGAAACCGCCGGTAGAGGCCGGGCGCCCGCGGGTCTTCCAACCCGGAACCACCTTGACCTTCAGTCCGTGGCGTCGGAGGATCTCGGGAGTGTTGTCAGGAAGCCTGTACATGGCCTCTCCTTTCAGATGTGCTTCTTGAGATCGCGCTTGGCGTCAACCTCGTTGATGAATGCCTGGAATGGGAAGCCGCTAGTCTCTACCACGTAGATTCCTCCACGTCGACGAGTGCGTCGCTTCTGCCACTTGGCGTAGGTCTTGTCGCCGCCATACTCCTCGTTGAGGTAGTCGACGGGAATTTTGTAGACCAGCGAAAGCTCTGCGACGAGCTCTGCCGTCTTGCGCAGAACGTGACGGTGGTGGTCTTCGTCCCAAAACCGACTTCCTCCGACAGGCTCAGCACACATCGCAATGCGAATGGCGTGCTTGTCGGAGTTGTTGTCACCAGCTACTACGTCGTCAGGCACACACCTGTAGCGCTTGGATTCGTCCACGGTGTAGTGACCGGCATTCCAAAAGCTTGGGGCTTGGTGCCATCGCTGTGCGACAGCCAGGGCTGCTCCATCAAAAGAGCGTGTATGCGACGGTCGAAGGATGATGGCGGTAGGCGTCTGCTTACCACCCTGGAGTTTGGCGGCGACGAATGGCATCGTCGGCGGCTCGTAGTGCGTCAAGGTCGATGCTTCCTTTCTTCCAGGGAACATGATCACCCGGGCGACGTTCGACGAAAGGCCGGGGAAGTTGACTTTCGTCGCCGTAGTGAACCGCGTTGTGCGTGTTCAGCGAGGTGGTGATCAGGAATTCGGGAGAAAGTAGATTGTCCGTACCTTCGACAATGTCCTCGACCGTGATTGGGTTCATGTGGTGAATGATCGGGATTCCCCGAACGGTCACGTCTTGAGCACCAAGGTCTTGGCCAAGGTCTCGTGCGATGATGTCATCGCGAAGGGTTCGCCACGTTCGAGACGTGTAGAACCGCTGGTTCAACCAGCGCATGTCGTCGAACGTGGGGTCCGCAACCTTGCCGTTCAGCCGCAAATAAGCGAAGCGCTCCTCGAGAGAGCCGAGCTGAGATAGCTCAGTATAGCTCCGTATGGTCATGACCGTCCTCCTGGATTGGCTCCTGTCCGGAGTAACCCTTGAAGGCAGCAAGCGCTTCCTTCATGAGCTCCTCGCCCGAGTTGCGGGCGCGAGCTTCCTCGATGCGCGCCTGAAGAGCCAGGCTCTCCATGCGGAGCTTCTCCTCCTGCAGACGATAGTTCGTCGCACCCATCTTGAGGAAGTGGACAGTCTCCTGCGCGGAGGCCGATCCGTCGTGTAGTCGCCGCTCGACCAGGGCGAACGCTGCCGCCGTGAGCTGGTCGTTCCGGCCTTCCAGGGTTGATGCTGGAGGAGGGAGCTGTAGATCTCTGTCCATGTCCGTGCCCTTGCGGCTGTTGCCGGGGGTGATAGGCATGATACCTCCTTTAGTTACGTGTTCAGTTGACGCTTATAGGGCCTGAGCG